AGCTCAAAGTGTCGGAGTAACAACATTGGGTATTGTTGGTGAGACTATAAAAGGTCCAGCTTTCGAACCAATTCTTGTTGGTAGTTTTGATGAGTTCAAAACATACTTTGGTACAACATCACCTGAAAAAGATGGTGACGGAAATCCAAAATATGAATTATCTTACATCGCGAAGTCTTATTTACAAGAATCAAACCAATTATTCATAACAAGAATCTTGGGTTTAACAGGTTACAAACCTAATAAAACATTTGGTATCAA